TGGCGCTAGGGCGCATGGCGCTAGGGCGCATGGCGCTAGGGCGCATGGCGCTAGGGCGCATGGCGCTAGGGCGCATGGCGCTAGGGCGCATGGCGCTAGGGCGCATGGCGCTAGGGCGCATGGCGCTAGGGCGGGCCGCGGATAGGCGCGCGGATATTTATCCCTATGGGCGGGCCGCGATTAGGCGGGCCTCTATTAGGTGATTGATTAGGGCGCATAGGCTTAAGCCTTGGCCATATCGGCTAGGGCTTTGTTCAATGCATCGCGGAACGATAGGCGCGGATTGCGCGCTTGTATCGCTTTGACGCGCGTTTCGGCTTCATCGGCTATCGCATAGGCCATAGCGCGCAATTCGCGCGGGCTTGGGCGCTTGTTTGTGGATTGCATAGGATTCCCCTTGCTTAGGGCTTGGCTGGATTGCCTAGCGCCATGAAAAGCCCGCCTAACGTGATTGCTAGGCGGGCTTTGCGGGCGTTAGGCGTTAGCAGCAATTGCAATCGGCTATCGGCTTGCCGTTTCGACATAGCTCCCCGATGGGCGCGAATTCACGCGCTATCGATAGGGCTTGCGCCGCCGCTCGCTCCAGCGATAGGCCGCTATCGTCGTCGCTACGCGCGTCGAATAGAATGTCGTCTATGTCGTCGCCATAGGCGCAAACAAGCCAATTGCTTTCGTCGGGCAACCCGCCGCCGTCTAAGCAAGTCGCCCATGCAAAGCCGCCGCCGTCAATATATCGCGAAAGCAATTGACAGCCGCCGCCGCCCGTTTCGAATTCAAAGCCTTGGGCTTGCAAAATGTTGTTCATTGCGTTGGCTCCCCGACTGTCCCTAACGGCACAAAATCGCCGTTGTCGTCAAGCTCTAGCTCTAGCGTTTCGGTCACCCATGCCATAGCCGTTTTGACGTCGTCTATGTCGGTGTCTGGTTCGCAAGCCTCTAGCTCGTGAATTGCTTCCCAAATTGTGTTTAACCATGATGCGCGATCATTTGCTCTTAACGTCATTTTCGTTCCTTTCGAATTGGCCCTAGCGCCATAAAGGCCGCGCTGGATTGACCGGCGCGGCTATTAAGGCATTAGGCGGCGTCGTCGTCGTCGTCCGCTTCCCAATCGGTCCAAAAGATTTGGATATCACCGATTTCGTCGTCGTCGTCTTGATTGCCTATGTAGAATTCGGCGAATTCATCAGGCGTGACGTTTTTGTGCAAACAAGCGTCGCTGCAATAGCACTCGCCGGCGCCGTCGATAAGATAGCCCTCATTCATGCCCTTGCCGCATTGGTCGCACTTGCGCGCAAATTTATTGTCTGCCATTTTTGGTCCTTTCGATTAGGCGGCTAGGGCGCGCTTGACGACGCCCGCCATTTTTTGACCGTGGGCGACATAGCCAATGACGGCAACGTCCTTGCTATAGCAGGCGCGGCAAGGGCCACACTTGCCCGCGTTAGTCGCGGCATGGCAGATAGTGATGCCGTCGCGTGGCGTCGTATCTGGCACGATAGTCGACCCATGCAAGCCCGCGATATATTCGCCGGTAACGCTATCGCTTGACGGACGGACGACGACATTAGGCAATGCTTGCATCCGCGCGATAACGTCCGCGAATTTGGCGAATTTGTGCATCCGCGTCGGTAGCCAATGTTTCACGTCGGGCGTTAGCGTCATAACTTGCAGCATTTTTTCGGCAAGGCCGATTGCGTACATATCGCCGCTATCAAACCAACGGAAAAATCTGTCATTTCGTAACGCGGCCACCATATCGGCGACCCAATCGTCGCGTTGCCAGTCGGTTCTATTCGCTTGGCGTGGGCGCTTGACGTTATCGAAACGATAGTTGCCGCCCACGGCGTAGCACCCTTGGCAGGCCGGCACCAGCCCGCCGGTCGACGGGTCGATTGAGCCGGCGCAAGTGTCGATAGCTTGCAAGCTCCACGATTTGACGCCGTCAAGCTTGCTAGTTTTTGAAATGTTGATTGTCATTGGTTAGGTTCCTTTCGATTAATTGATAGCAGGGCCGAATAGGGCCGCGTCTAATGCTAGGGCCGCCAATATGTAGATGCACAATAGGGCGTTTTGGATTAGGGCGAGCTTGTGCGGGTTCATGCAAAATATCCAAGCTTGCGGGCGTTAGCTTTAAGGCGGGCGACGTCGCCGGTTTTGACGCGGCGCGACGTTACCTTGCGTCCGTCATGGCCGTAGTAAGTTATGACGCTATCAAATGTCCAATGCGTAACGCGGACGTGCTTGCGTGAACGCGGCAAGTTAGCAAGGCGCGGCGCGGGCTTGCGCGATAGTGAAGCGATTGCTTTTCTAAATAGGTTAATCATTGGTTAGGTTCCTTTCGTTTGTTTGTAAGCCCGCCCTATCGCCGCTTGGCTATAGTGTCAACAAATGATTGCACGCCAGGGATTAATCAATTCGCGCGGGCTTGGCGATAGGGGAGAGGGCAAAGGGCAGGGCAGGGCAGGGCAGGGCAGGGCAGGGCTTGGCGATATGCAAGGGCGCATTGCCTGCTATCGCATTGCCCTTGCCTATCGGCGAGCGATACCAGCCCATAGGCCCGCCGGCGCGATGCGATGCGCCCTTTAAAAGGCGCGACCCTATCGGCCTGCTATCGACTGGCAATCATTGGCTAGTGTGCCATTGACTGTGCCAAATGCCCGCTAACCCGCGGAATCCCTAGCGTCTCGGCCCCATGCCCTATAGTGCCGACGCCCAAAAACGGCGGATATCCGCGGGTTTCGGCGTTTCGGGGGGCGGGGGGAGGGGGGCTTCGCACCCCCGCGTCCCGTGATGGGCATACACCCCGTTCCGCGAAAATCTCAAAAGCTCAGTCAACCTTTACTTGAGTGAGGCTCTTACCCCCTCGCCAGGGATCGCCAGTGGAGGCACCCACCTTCACACCCTTTGAATTTAGTTGCAAAAAAGGTGGGTGCCGTCCAAACCCGCCTACGAGCTGGTGTTTTTGGCCAATGCACCCACCCTTCCACCTTTTCTTCTTTTTTTCTAAGGGAAAAAAAATATATATAAATATATAAATAAAGGGGGTGTTTTATATGCTCCGCCAGAAACTCAAATTTCGCGAAAAAGGTGGAAGGGTGGGTGCATTGGCAAAATAACGACGCAATTCCAGTGGCTTAGAGGCACCCACCCTTTGTACCACCCTTTGGCCTATCTCAAAGGGTGGGTGCCTTCGACGTAAAACTGCCATTCCGCTTGCATTCCCCACCTGGCGCGTCTACAACACCACCGAAACTTGAGAGGACAACGCCGCGTGAGCGATCCGTTCGACAGTATTAGCATCCCCGACTTCGACGCGCCTCCGGCGCCAGCGAGTTCGCGTAAGCCGAAAGCGAAATCGAAACCTGTACAGAAACCTGTACAGGAGATCGTGGAAGACGCGGACCCATTGCCTCTGCTCAAAGATGCGAAACCTGTCCTCGCGCCGAACCCCCACCAGCCCCGCGACTTAGTCGACGACGCCGGTCGGGTCTACGCCCTGCCGAAAGTGGATCTCAGCGAAGTCGAGATGATGGCCAGTGTCGGCATGACCACGAAGCAGATCGCCGATGCGCTCAAGCTGCCACCGACTACGTTTGGCAAGCTCGTCAAAAATGACCCCACCGTGCAGGAGGCCATCGACCGTGGCACGTCTCGCGGTATCAAGATGGTCACCGACAGTCTTTTCCAGAACGCGCTCAAGGGGAATGTGGCAGCACAGATCTTCTTCCTCAAGAACAAGGGGGGTTGGGCTGATCGGCAAGAGCTTGACCAGCGGTTGCAAGTCGATACAAAGATGAATTTCGAAGACGCGGTCGAAGCGTTGAAGGCGGCGGGCATCGACCCGTCAAAAATCTAGAAAGAAGCACATGGCAGACAACGACGACGAATTCCCCGACAACGTAGTGGCGTTCCAGCCGCGTGCCTCCGGCACCCAGAAGGTAACGGACTTGCTGTTGGAGGACTGCATCGGTCGCTTCGACGAAGTTGTGGTGCTGGGCTTTACCGACGACGGCGAACTGGAGATCAGCAGCAACGTCGAGGGCGGCGCGGCTGCGGTGTATGAGGCGATAGCCGAGGCGGCAACGCAGATGGCGCTCACACACATCGACTTGGTCTACCAAGGCGTTCGCCATTGACCGACACGCACGACGAGAACTTCAAGCCTGACCTCGCGGCCATCGCCGATCAGGAGGTCGTTGCCCGCGCACAGATCGCGGCGCAGGCGGACGAGGAGAAGGCGGTCGCTCTCGCAGAGGCGATCCGCGTCATCCGCGCCCACAAGAAGAAGAACAAGCTTGAGTTCTTCACGGCGTACAAGTGGCAGATGCAGTTCTACGAGGCCGGCACTCGCTCAAAGCAGCGGGCGCTCATGGCCGCGAACCGCGTCGGCAAGTCCTACAGCGCGGCATACGAGATGGCCTGCCACCTCACTGGCAAATACCCCGACTGGTGGCCAGGCATTAAGTTCCACCGGCCCATCAACGCATGGGCGATGGGGGTGACCGGCGAGCAGATGCGCGACGTGATTCAGAAAGAGCTGTTCGGGACGCTGAACGGGCGGATCTTTGACGGCGGGTTCATTTTGCCCGACGAAGTACGCAGCATCGTTCCAGCCGCAGGCACACCCCGCCTGGCGAAGGACGTCTACATCTGGCACCAGAGCGGGGGCTACTCCTGCTTGAGCCATAAATCGTACAGCCAAGGCCAAGCGCCGCTGATGGGTAGCAGCATCGACATCGCGTGGATCGACGAAGAGCCGACTGACCCTGAAATCTACCCACAGGTGCTGACCCGTACCGCCACCGGCAACGATGGCAGGGGCGGCTACGTCCTTTTGACGTTCACACCGGAAAACGGGATGACAGAACTGGTTGGCCAGTTCATGGAGAGCCTGAAAGAGGGGCAGTATCTGCAAAACGTGACGTGGGAAGAGGCTGAACACCTCGACGACGACACAAAACGCCAACTTTTGGCGGCAATTCCTGAATATCAGCGGGAAATGCGGTCGAAAGGCATCCCCGTACTGGGTGAGGGCATGGTTTTCCCTGTCGCGGAAGAGGCGATCAAGGTCGACCCGTTCGAAATACCGCAGCACTTCAAGATCTGCTGCGCCATCGACTTCGGCATCAGCCACCCCACAGCAGTGGCGTGGACGGCATACGACGCAGATCGGGACATCATCTACCTCTACGACTCATACAAGCGCGCTGGAGAGATCCCAGCGGTCCACAGCGCCATGATTCGGTCGAAGGGGCCGGCGATACCGCTGATCTACCCGCACGATGGCGACAACCGCGACAAAGGCTCCGGCAACACGATGGCAGACCTCTACCGCGAGGCCGGAATGAACGTCGTGGCACGTTTCACCAACTATGACGGCTCAAACTTCGTCGAGCCTGGGATTATGGAGATCCTTGAGCGGATGCGGACTGGCCGGTTCAAGGTTTTCGCCGATCAGAAGGATTTCTTCGACGAATTTCGTCGGTATCACCGCAAACAGGGCAAGATCGTGAAGGAACACGACGATCTTATCGACGCAGTGCGATATGCAGCCTTGTCAGTACAGCGTTTTGGCGTTAGTAAGGCGGAACTTAAGATGCCAGAGGTGTATGGACGCCACGGGGTGTCGTTAACCGAGGATTGGGATATTTAATGCCTGAGATCAAAGATACCCCGCTGGAAGAAAGCGAACTGCTGTCTCTTTTGGAGCGCAACCTCGACGCAGCGGACACTTACACCGAAAGCTTGGTCGGCGAACAACGCGACAAGAGCCACCGCTACTATTACGGCGAGCCACTCGGCAACGAAAAGCCTGGCCGCAGCCAACACATCTCCCGCGACGTCTTTGACGCGGTCGAGTCCACCAAGGCACTGTTGATCGACACCTTCACAGCCGACCGGCGCGTGGTCGAGTTTACACCAGAGACGAACGAAGACATTGAGGCCGCGCGACAGGCCACAGAGTTCGTCAATTATCTGTTTTACCGTCAAAACAACGGCTTCAAGATCCTGCAAGACACCTTGCACGACGGCCTCGTCAGCAAACTGGGCGTCGTGAAGCGTTGGTGGGACACCCGCTACATTTATGTGCAGGAAGAGTTCGCCGATCTGGATGAAGCGCAGTTCGTGATGATGGCGCAAGACCCAGAGGTCGAAATCACCACTCTCGACCAAACCGTCGTCCAGCCGGAGATGGTTGACCCGATGACAGGCATGGTCGTTATGCCCGCCGTTACAACCTATACTGGTGAACTCAAGCGCCGCATCAACAAGAGCCAAGTCCGCGTTGACAATCTGGAGCCTGAAAAACTCTATATCAGTCCTCGCGCCAAGTCGTTGGAAGACACCGACTTCGTTTCGTACCGCTACGAAAAGGAAATCGGCGAGCTTTTGGAAGACGGCTACGACGAAGAGAAGGTCGAAGAGCTTGACGAAGAATTGGATACTTACCGCGACTCGACACTGGGACGCGACAGCTACGACGAGTTCTCCGCCGAGACAAGTATGCGGGACGATCACCCGAACCGCAGCTATGTGACGATCTACGAGAGCTACATCCGCATTTACGACCCAGAGGTCGAATCGCGCTGCACCTACAAGGTGGTTCACTCACGTCGCACCTTGCTGGACATGGAGAAGGTCGAAAGCCACCCGTTTCGCGGCTGGTGTCCGTTCCCGATCCCGCACAAGTCCATAGGCCTGTCGCTTGCCGACGTGACAATGGACATCCAGAAGTCGCAGTCGACGCTGAAGCGGTCTGTCATCGATAACGCTTGGCTGACCAACACCAGCCGCTGGGTGGCCAACCTGTCACTGGTCCGCAACCCGCGTGACTTGATCGACAACAAGATCGGCGCCGTGATCGACGTCAATGCGATGGACCCATCGTCTGTCGTGCAGCCACTGGCCACGCCACAGATCAGCGCCAACATCTTCACGACGATGGAGTTGCTGGAGCAGGAGAAGGAAGCGCGTTCAGGCTCCAGCCGTATGTCGAAGGGCATGGACAGCGATGTCGTGTCGAAGCAGAACAGCAGCGACCTGATTACGCGGTACATGAACGCCAGCAACCGTCGCACAATGGTCATGGCGCGTAACTTCGCGGAGAGCTTCCTCAAGCCGCTGATGTTCGATCTCTACCGCCTGGCGATTGAGAACGACACCCAGCCACGCATGGTCCAGTTGAGCGGCAAGTATGTGCCAATCGACCCCAAACAGCTTCGCGAACGCACTGAGATGGATGTGGCCGTGGCGCTGACGCCAGACGCCCGTGCTGCTGAAGCGCGGACGCTGACCATGCTTGACCAGATGTGGACCGCGAACCCGCAAGACCCGACCTTGGGCGGTATGTACCAGACGCAGCAGCGGTTCGCGCTGTTGGCCCGCGCTGTCGACCTCATGGGCCTCAAGGGTGGGGACAAGTACCTCCTGTCGCCGATGTCGCCTGAATACCAACAGGGCCAGCAGCAGAACCAGCAGCAGGCCGAACAGCAGAAGCAGATGGCCCAGCAGATTGAGATGAAGAAGCTGGAGTTCGAAGAGCGCAAGGTCATGGTCGACGAGCGCAGGGCCGGCGTCGAAGAAGAAAAGCTGGTGCTTGAAGCCGAGAAGATCGGCGTCGAACTGTCGACCAAGGCGCAAGAGATGATCGCGAAGCAGGAAAAGGATTCTGCCGACCTCATCATGAAAGCCGCAGAGTTCCGCCACGAACAGACGACCGACATGGCCTACATCGACATTGAGTCGCTGCGGGCCGCACAGCAGAACAAGAACGGCAATCGCGGGGACGAGAATGACTGACTTTGAAAAGGCCGTAGAGGCTTTCCAGAAGAAGAAGAACCCCCGCACCGAGGCCGATGCCAAGCGCGAGGCGTACAAGAAGATGGTCAAGGAGTACACCAAGCTCAAATACGGCTACAACAAGGCAGGCGAGCGCGTAGAGCGCCCGATCACAGAAAAACGCATAGCAACTGCCGAAGCCGCCAAGACGCGCGTCATCCCAGACGCAGCGGACGGCTTGGCGGACTTCTTCAAGGAACCCGAATAATGGATATCGACTACGGAATTGATGACGCAGAGCATTCAGCCGAAAAGGCTAGTGCTTTGCTCAATAACGACGCTTTCAACGACGCCTACGCATCGCTGCTGGCAGATATCGAACAAAAACTATTCATGTCGGATCTGGGCGCGCAGTCCGAACGTGAAACTTTATTTCATCTGCACCGCGCCGCGCAGATGTTCGTCAACAATATCGCATCACGCATAAATCATTTTCAGTTGAAACAAATGCAAGATTCGATTACACAGGAGACTTGAAGTGACAGAGCAAACCGCAACGGACTCTGCACCGAGTGCTGAAGAGCGTTTGGCTGCGTTGTACACCGCCCCCGATGAGGACACGGCGGAAACGGAAGCCGACATTAAGCCCGAAGATAAAGATGAGGGCGAAGTAGAAGTAGTCGAGGACGAGGGTGAAGCCGACGCCGATGATTCCGAGGAAGCCGAAGACGGCCAAACCGAGGACGAAGAGGACGAAGCCGATTCCGAAGAGGAGTCAGATGAAGCTGACGACGACGACAAAGCCGAACAGCTAGTCGAGATCGAAGGTGAGCAGCTGACGCTTGAAGAGGTTAAACTCGGATACCTCCGCCAGAGCGACTACACCAAGAAGACGCAAGCAGTTGCGGAACAACGTAAGGCTGTCGAAGAAGAAAGCCAGTATTACGCTTCCACACTGAATAGTCTCTTGACCGCCGTGGGTGCTGACGTTCAACGCTTTCAAGGCGTTGATTGGGAGCGCGCAGCGGTGGAAAACCCTGACCAGTACCGCCAGGCCAAGCAGGCGTACGAACACTCTCTCCAGACGTTCAACGGTATCCGTGGACAGGTGGAAGACTTCGTAGAGCGGACCAAGAAGACACAGGAAGCCGCGTTGAAGGCGCAAGCCAAAGAAGCGGTCGCCGTATTGAAGGCGACAATTCCTGGGTGGAGTAACGATCTGTACGCTCAGATTGGCGAGTATGCCCAGAAAGAACTGGGTTTCGCGCCGGAAGAGTTCAACAACATCGCTGACCACCGCGCTATCCGGTCCATCTGGGATTCCATGCAGTACACCA